GAATTGTTATTGTTGCACCAGAGCCTTGCTTAATAATAATGTTTTGAGAGCCAGAAGTGGCATTCTCAATGTAATAAAATTTATTAACAGTGTTTGGTCCAATGGTTATTGTACAAGCTGAGTCGAGTGTGCCTGTGTATTTAACATACATTGCCCTGACAGGGTCTGTAGAGCCATCAGCAATCGTTGAGGCGTGTGTATCAGCGTTTGTAGTTATGGCTTCTGTGCCAAAACCTAGAGCCTCGCCAATCAATTCTAAGTTCGTGTTAGTGACAGTACCCCATGTTCCTGAGTTGTCACCAGTGCCCATTTCTGAGAGTCTGAGGTCATTTACATAGGTTATTGCCATATCAGTCGATCCTTACTATTGCGTTGCTCGCTGTGTTCGCAGGAAATACGATCTTAAAAGTTCCTCCTGCAACTGAGAAGTCACCACCAAAGTCTATAACTGCAATCGCACCTCTAGCATTCGATGAAGCATCGCCCAGTGTTTTGTTATAAATTAATGCACCTCTTGCTGTAAATGTAGCTGATGTCCACTCTGGGTCAGCTGCATCGAAAACACCACTTGTACTGTTTTCTTCCACAGTTTTACTTGCGAGAGCATTTCCACCAGTGGTGTATCCGTTTCCATTCGCAACTTCATTGGATGTTATGTATCCATCTGTTGCTGCACTTAGTGTTGCTGAACTTGTGTACAATGCAATATAGATGCTGTCTGAGTCTANGTGGTGATCACCTAGCANAACATCCTTTTTAAACAATGTACACATTGCCTGTGATATAGCCATTTATAAACCTCCGTTATATTCTGCTGCGTAATCTCTTTGCATCTCTTGGACAAACAATTGTGCAGCTTCATCAAATTGTGCTTTATATAGTTTTAGCGTTTCTCCAGCTTTAAGGAAAGCAGAAGTTTCATAAAGTGCTGCTGCCAATAAAACGGCAGGAGCATTTGTATCTATCCAAGTGTTTGCGTTACTTGAACTAAGCCCAGTCTCAGGGGCAATGAAGTCAACTTGATATGCAAGAGTTGCACTTGGCGTAGGAGCAACCGTAATAACTGTTCCTGAAGTTCCTGCATTTTTAGTTGAATACATTACTGGCGTTCCACTTGTTGAAGAATTAGGCCAATAATCTCTTAAATAAGAATCTANTCTATGNTTTAAATAATTAACATTGCTACTGCTATCCGTAACTGAAACTTGTCTTATCATTCTTGCTGATGCGACAGTGTAATCAAAAGTGCCAATAACCAAGTTGGCTGTCGTGATTTTTCTAAAGCAAGGCAAGTTAGCCAATCTTTGAAAAACCATTTCTTCAGCTTGGGCGATTATTGTGTCAATAGACGCAGTTAATTCTGTCGAATCATCTTCCATAAAGTTTTGTATGTTAGCGACTAAAGTTGTGTAACTCATCTAATTACCCCAAGTTCCAGAACCGTAAGTTCCAGAACCCCATTCTTGATCGACTACAATAGACCCAGACTGAACAGTTCCAGTTCCACCTGTTCCTGCGACACCTGTTGCATTAGCTTCTCTAGAAACAGTTGCAGTTGCAGTTCCAACGCCACCTGTTCCACCGACACCAGACTCATCGATTGAGATGTTAAGTGCTTCAGCTCCAACAGCACCAGAGCCTCCAGCACCAGAAACACCTGATGCGAAAGCAGATGGAAGCTCATCACCAACTCCACCTGTACCTGCGACACCAGTCGCATCTTTACTTCCTTCAAGTGCAACTGTTCCGACACCACCAGTACCTGCTTGACCTACTGCTTCTGGGTAAGCCTCGAAGTCTATTCTGTCTATTGATCCTGTAAAGCCATGACCAGGACACCCAATAGGAGGTCTTTCTTGTATTGGCACAAACGGATCGTAGGAATAGCCAATATAAATTACAACGTCTTCTTGGCTCTGCCCAGTGGATCTAGGTTGGAATAGTTGCTGTGCATCAATAACATTCTTGGCAGGAGTGAGCTGTGGATGTTTTGGCTCCCACTCATCAGGGGCAACACGCAAGCCATCCCAAGTAGTCTTTAATTGAGTATAGCGTACTCTCTGACCACCTCTGTCGCTTATCGCATATGATTTTTTGCCTCGTGCGTATTTTGCCATGTTATGCCAAATTCAATGCTGTTGGTTGTATTCGTAAACTCACACCATCGTTGTCTGATGATGCAGCGAAACTGAAAGATCTCTCGTACAATTCGTTTAGTAGTTGAAATCGATCAGGAGCGTATTTTAAAGATAACTTCGCAGCGAGCCCTGCTGATATGCAGTCACTCCACCGATATGGAACATCTGTATCTTGATTTGCCAATGTAACGTCATCAAGTTGATTTACTGCCCAGTAAACCATGCTGTATGTGCTTGTGTTAGGTACATTCCAAAAGTAAATAACTGGAGTGTATTGCTTATCGAGCATATACTGGCTTGGCTTACCTGCTGTAGTCTTGTTTGGTATTTGATTATAATCAGCGATTGATACTCTATTTATTGTCTGATCGTTTGTGCCTTCTCTTATAACAGCATCAATAATATCAATTGTTCCTNCTGGTAGTGTATAAGACGCTGTGCCATTGACAAGGGTAAGAGTTTTTTGNGTAACAGCCCAATAATTAATTCCTCTGTTAGCCCACTCGCTAAACAATAAATTTAAACTTCTTCGTGCGGAAACAGCTTGATCACCTGTGCGAGTTTGCGGATCTATTCCGCAACGCTCATAGGCTTCAGTTACTACTTCCTCAACGTCTGGTCTAAATGCTACTGTCCCTGAGAGTGCCATTAATACTTCTTAATCCCTCTGATAATAACTTGGTATGCATCTCCTGCTGCACCTGCCCCAGTGGTTGTAAATTTAACATCACCAGTTCCATTTGCACCATATCCAGAGCTTGTGGGAAGACCACCAAATTTTTCAAAATTTTGATACCCTTGCTGATCTTCAGCTAAATGCAACATAATAATATTTGTGTCAGCAGCTGCTAATACTTCAACTGTCATGCCGTGTAGTACCCACCAACATTCTGCAATTCTTATTCCTGTGCAAGTTTTTCCATCTGCATCTTTAGTTAATGCAGAGACATCAATCTTAGAAACTGCACTTTCATTACCACCATCAACATATTGATATTGGAAAGCAAAAATAACTTCACGAGAACTTTCGGAAATTTTCGTTGTTGTTGTAAGATCTGCCAAATTAACCTCCTAAAATAGTGGGTGAGAAATTAATCTCACCCAAATTAAATTATGCAATCTGCACATACTCAATGATGAACGTAAACGAACCTGCTGTTGTCGCATCAACTGTGTTGGTGATGTTGCAATAGATGGTTCTTTCAGTGTCTGTGTATTGAACAGAAGCTGGAGCTGTCGTTCCACTTTGTGTCTGCACAACAAGAGTTGTCAATGTTACATTGTGAGCAACAACTGTTGTACCGCCATCTAAAATTTCATCTGTTACAGCAGCAACAATTTGTGCTCCAGAAGACGATGTCCCAACTTCGTATCCAATGTCACCTGTTCCAATAACAGGAGCTGTGTCACAAAATATTTTAATGTTTGTGATGATTGTGTTTGCTGGTTGAGTGAACTCACCGATTGATGGGCTGTCACCAGCAGTTGTGTTTACTGTAACGCCTGTGGCAAAGCCAACGTGCTTAACATATTTGTTTGTTACAATTCCTGTTGAAGCTGTGTTTGCTACAGTTGTAAAAGCACCAGTTGTTGCATTTTTAGAAACAACCTGAAAACCACCCTCTGAACGGACTGGTCCTGTAAATGTAGTATTACCCATGTTAATCTCCTGTCTGGGATAAGTCAGCTTTCGCTGTCAGGATTAAAAGTTGAGGGAGAGCTAATGCCCTCCCCCAGTATTATTTATGCAGCACCTTCTGTGCCAAATATACCACGCCAGTCAGTAACACCAAACGAGTAGCGTTCACGCACTTTGTAGCGAACATTACCAGTCTCGAAGTCACCTTCCATGCCTTTTTTCATAGGCGAGCGTTGGAACATTTTCAGTCCATCAGGAACATCTGTCTGCACGAAGAAAGCATCCGCATCAGAAAGTCTTCGCATGATGTGATAGCCTTTTGGTAGATATCCACCTGACTT